CGGCGGCGTAGGCGGCGGCGTCGGCGGCGGCGTAGGCGGCGTCGGCGGCGTAGGTGGCGTAGGCGGCGTCGGCGTCGGCGGCGCGGGCGGCGGCGGCGCGGGCGGCGTGGGCGGCGGCGGCCGCGTCGACCGCGTCGACCGCGTCGGCGGCGGCGGCGTAGGCGTACTCCTTAGCCCGACGCGCAGACCACGCAGCCCACTCTACGAGCTCCGCCCGAGGTAGCAGCCCCGCCACCACTCGCCGCGCGTCGGACCGGGGGAGGGAGAGTAACACCGGAAGTACGCCCTCGGTCGAGGCGCGGTCGAGGAGGGTTTGGAGCCGCGCGTCGTCGTAGCACAACGGTAGGACCGACGTCCGGAGGTAGGCGAGGGTTAGCATTCGGCACCCCTCATCCACCCCAGCTGTTGCGCGGTTTCTTCGGAAGTGAGCTCGAAGTATGCCGCGCGGAGGGATTCCGCCGCCGCGTCCGAGAGCCCGGCGTACAAGTCCTCCCGGTGCTCGGTGGGCTGGTTGGTACGGAGGAGCGCGGAGAACGTCGCGCCGGTGAGGTCGTAGCGGACTTCAGGGATGGTCACGACCCGACCTCCTCAGCCAACGCGCGAGCGTCATTGGCGAGTGCGTCCAACGCCGCCGCGAGCGCGCGGAAGCGGTCGGCGAGAGGAGTGGGTTCGACCGCGAGCTCCGCCGCACCGGGGCCCTCCACCGTGGTTACGTCCAAGGTGTCGGCTTCGGATACCACAGGCCCCGGCCGATTGATGGCCACGGCCGCCACGGACGCTTCCAACGCCGCGGTGAGGTCGCGCCCCACGGCGTCGACCGGCGTGCACGCCTCAGAACGGTCGACGTTAGCACGGAGTTTCTTGATGTTGAAGGCCATTGACTTTCCTCTTTCTTTTTCTAGAGGGCCCGAGAGCCCGTAAACGTTTGGGCCCGCGTACGGCCCGGGGCACGCGCCGGTGACGAAACACCGGCGGCATGAATCAGGATTAGCCGGGATTTGGTCGGCAGTCAAGGCCGCGTCGGCGTAGGCGCGCATCTTCGCCACGGTCGGGCGGACGTACGAGTCGAACCAGGCTTCTAGCTCCGACCGCCCGATACGCGCATCCACATCCCATGACTTAGGGGCGTCAGCCTTCGATACGTACGTCCACGTCCCAGCCACTGAATCCACCCCCCGGTCTAGCTGGCATTCGCACCATGCATACAACCGAAATTGGACATCCGCGCGCAACGTCTCGTCGGTCAGCGCGTACGCGGGGCGGTCCGCCGCCGCGCCTACGCCTTCGCCGCGGTCGGATGTGGTTTTGGTATCCCCAATCCAAGCCACGCCGTCGCGAGGGGGGCGACGCAAATCCGGCTTGCCTTGCACCACGAAGTCCCCCACGTCCACCCGATAGGAGAACTGCACCTCGGCCGTCCCCGGGGCCGGGAGCGACCGTCGCGCCGCCGCGAGTTGGCGGTTAGCAAGCTTCGGAGCGGAGGCGTCCCCCACCGCGCCGTCGCGGATGTAACGCTGGACTAGGGTATCGAAGTCGTTGCCTCGGGCGAGGTAGAGCCCGCCCGCGCCTTGGTCGTCCGGCGCGCGGAGGTGGTGTTTCAGATACCATGAACGGGGGCACAGCTCGAAGGTCTTTAGCGCGGATGCGGAGATGATGAATTTAGAGCTCACGCTAGCCTCCTATAGGTAACATACCTGGGCAGGTGGTAATTCTGGTGCAAAGCCACCAGCCTACGATGCTCTTGTTCCCTCTCCTGCTCCAACTCGGCCACCCGCTCTTCAGCCCGCGCCACGCGGTCGAGTAGTTCTAGGTATTCCTCTTGGTCGATGAACATGGGTTACTGTTCCTCCCCCCACCCTAGCCGACGCACGGCGTCTCGGATGGCCAAGGCGTGCTCCGCGTCGGCCGCGTCGACCGCGTCGACCGCGTCGGCCGCGTCGGCGGCGGAAGTGGCGGCGGCGTAGGTGGCGTTGGCCGCGTCGGCGGCGGCGGCGCGGGCGGCGGCGCGGGCGGCGTCGGCCGCGTCGACCGCGTCGACCGCGTCGACCGCGTCGGCGGCGGAAGTGGCGGAAGTGGCGGCGGCGTAGGTGGCGTCGGCGGCGTAGGTGGCGGAGGCGCGGGCGGCGGCGGCGGCGGCGGCGTAGGCGGCGTAGTCGGCGGCGTAGGCGGCGGAGGCGCGGGCGGCGGCGGCGTACTCCTTCGCCCTACGCGCGGACCACTCAGCCCACGCTACGAGCTCTGCCTGAGGTAGCAGCCCCGCCACCACCCGCCGCGCGTCGCTGGGCGGAAGGGACAACAGCACGGGGAGCACGCCCTCGGTAGAGGCGCGGTCGAGGAGGTTTTGGATTTCCACGTCGTCGTAGCACAACGGCAGCACCGACGTACGCAGGTAGGCGAGAGTTAGCTTCTGGTTCATAGGTTCTCCGAGCGGGGGTTACGGGTTGGTGATTAGCAAGCTAGCACGCGACGGCGGGGGCGCCAGTGGAAAAGCACGATGGCGTAATCTACATAAGTCTGCTACGCTTTACAGCATGCCCTATCCCAATCCTATACCCCATCAACCGCCAAAAACTTTCCGACAGTGGCTTTCGAACTACATCGACAAGCCTACCCGACGCGGGGAGCTCGCCCGCCATGCGGCAGCGCACTCAGAAGGGTGGGAGGGTTTCCATGTACCGGAGCTGCTCCAAGCCGAGCGAGCTTACGCGATGTACGTTTATAGGCACAATCGCCGTGTGGATGGCCGATGACCATTGAGCTGACGTATTTCTCCGGCCCACCGACCAACCCTACTGGCGGGGAGGCGTGGTCGGGCGATTGGGGCGAACTGGAGGGGTACCTCCGCTCACGCACCGTCGACTCCCCGGAAAAGGGCCGCTCGGGGTATTGGTCTGGATGCGCGCTCCGAGGCGGAATACGCCGCGACGAGAATGCCCTTCCTACGCGCGTGGTCGCGTTGGACTGGGACCTCGACGGGACGGCGCCGGACTGGGCCGCGCTCGCGAACGCGGGGGAGTACGTCGCCCATACCACCGCGTCCCACCATCCGGACGCACCGAGATGGCGCGTGTGGATGCATTTAGCCGAGCCTGCCGATGCCGCGACCGTGGGGGCCGCGCGGTCGCCGTGGCCAGGCGCGGCGCTGCGGTCTATCTCACAACCACAATTCGTACCCACCACCGGCGCTCGCACGGAGTGGCGGCGCGGCGGGACCGCGCCGCTACCCACCCTCCGCGCGTGGGTGCCCGCCGCGCCGGAGCTCCCCGCTATGCCGTGGGTCCCCCCCGCGACGCGCGTGGCTCCGTCGGAGCGGTGGCGCCACGCTTTCGTGGCTCGGGTGGTCGGCGTGCCGGAACGGACTAATGAATGCTTCGGGGCATTGGGGTCGGTGCTCGCGGATTGTGGGTGGTCAGATGCGGACATCCTCGGCGCTATAGCCCGGTGGTTCGGGGGTGCGTACGAGCACACCCGCCACCCCGACTCGGCCGTCCGCGCCGCTGCTCGGCGTCGGGCCGGGGAGGACCCGGTGCCGGGCTACCCGCGTTTGGCCGAGCTCGGCGTACCGTGGGAGCCTAACCGCCCACGCGAGGCCACCGCGGAGGAGCTACTAGCCGACGCGGAGGCGCGGACGGCGGACGCCCCTGCGGACGCGGACACCTTTGGTGGGGTTCGCGCGTTGACCGCGCACGCCATCGCGACCGCGGACATCCCTGAGCCTCGATGGCTCGTGGAGGCGTTGGTGATGGCTCCGGGGGCGCCCTCGCTCATCACGGGGTACGGCGGGTCGGGCAAGACGACATTCGTGCAACACCTCGCGTTGTGCGTGGCCCAAGGTGGAGACCTACTCGGCGCGCACCGCGTACGCCGAGGCCCGGTGGTGCATATCGACCACGAGCAGGGTCCCGAGCTCACGCAGAAGAGATACCAACGCCTCGGGATACGCCCCGACGCGGACTTGCGATTATACTCTCTCCCGTCGTGGTCGTTGGCCAATCCCGACGCGCACGCCGAGTTCGTGCGGTTGGCCGCGACCGCTAAGGACGGGCTCGTCATCATCGACTCGTTCTTGGCGTCGTGCCGAGAGTACCTAGAAGACGGGGAGAACTCCTCCGACGCGCGGGCGCCGTTGGACTTTTTGACTAAGGTGAGCGTGGCGACGGGGGCGACCGTACTCGTAATCCACCACTCTCGAAAGGACCGGTCGGACCGTATGACCTCGGCACGCGGGACGTCCGCCATCACCGACGCGGTCAGTCTCCACATCACCTACGAGAAGGAGGACCACGGCCCGCGCGAACGCCCCAAGCTCCGCGTGGGCAAGACCCGCCACGAGCCCCCCGCCGGGGCGCTACTCGATGACGTGGAGGTCGCTATCGCCCCCCGGGGGGCTCCGGCGGACGGGGGTTACACACTCGTAGCCGTAGACCCGGAGGCTGGCGCCGCGGCGCGCGAGGATGCGCTGCGCACCCGGGTGGTGGCGCTACTCGCGACGGGATGGCGTGGGTCGCGCAACGCCATCGTAACTGAGTTAAAAACTGGGAGGAACGACACGCTGCGAGTGGTTGGGGAGTTGGTTCAAGAAGGTACGATTAGTGATGGTCGTGGTGGGCTTAGCTTGGTGGTACCGCAGCAGCGGGTACCAGGTACCGGTGGTACCGAGGCACGCGGTACCGAAAGAAAGGGTGGTACCGGAAGCCCCTTACAGGGTCCTGGTTAGTACCAGTACCCTGTGCGGGTACCACCCTCCGAAAAGACCGCGTCGGCGGTCGCGCACGCCGACGCGGGGTCCACCCCACGAAAGAAAAGCCCTTGACCGCGAACGCGGGGGTGCTAGGATGGGTCCGCGTCGGCCCCCGTGTCCGCCGACGCCTAAACCCTCACCACCACAACCCCGCGTTAACCCACGACTAACCCGACTGCGCGCGCTCCGCTCTAACTGGAGGAAAACATGACCACTTTCGCGTATCTGTGCTTCGCCCTCGCCTACGCCGCCGCAGCCGTGCACGCGAGGAACACCCTCCCGCCGCCACCCGGAGGTGCGGCGTGAGCCCGGTGTTAGTGTGGGTGTGCTGTCTGCCGGGGTGTCTCGCGCTGGGGCTAGTGGTGGCCCGGGAAGTGTTCGATGGCCGGCGCCGCCCACGCTGACCCGGACCGGCCTAGGCGGGGGTGGGCACCCGAGGCGTGGCGCCTCCGGTGCGCCCTCCGCGCGGCGCGGGAACGGCTCCCCTACGCGACCACCGACGCCCGCCTCCTCGACGGGGTCGAGCGGTGGGTTCTGGGCACGGGGCTCGGAAGGCCCGTTCCCGGGCCGTGGTGGGCCCTAGCGCTCGCTTTGGTGTCGGCCGCAGCCCGGTGCTTGGCTGACGCGGATAGCAGGCGCCTGGTGGCGCCTTGGGTCTCGGGCGGGGCGGTCGAGCCCGCGGCCGCGTCGGCGTTCAAACCACTTGACCTGGACGGTCACCTAGGCTAGGGTTGGGGGATGCTGCCGACTACTTTCCTTCCGCCCCGCGCTCGCCGGGTACTGAACGAGCGCCTACGCCGACGCCGGGTGTTGGACCAGGCGCTCGCCGTCGCTAGGGGCATCGACCCCAATGACACGGCGTGCGCTCGCTTCCAAGGCCCCGGCGCCCAAGCCGCGTTGGACCGCATCGTGCGGAAGCGGTCGGCGTCGGGGTGCGCCCTAGACCGCGTGGGCACGCCCCTAGCGCACGCCACGTACGAGGGGCTGCTCCGCCAATGAGCCCCCGAAGACGCCTTAACCGGCACCTCCTCGACCTCGAACGCGCTCGCGACGCTCTCGCGGCGGCGCGGGAAGCCCGCGTCGACCCGTGGCGCCTCGCGGAACTCCAGCTCGCCCACGACCGGTGCGCGGAGCGGGCGCTCGATGCCGAGTTCGAAGACGACCCGGCGCTCGGGGAGCCGGCGCGCGGCCCGGCCCGGCCGTGGCCGATTCGGGGGGCGAGGTGAGCGGCTCCCCGGCCTGGTACGAGAAGCGCCGCGCCGAGTTGCAAGGCACGTCCACCAAGTGCCTAGAGTGCGGATATCCGACGGCAGCCCACCATTGGTCGTGCCGTTCGAAGAACACCTACACCCCGCCGACGCCGCCAAAGTCGCCCGAGTGCCCGTGCGGCATCGACCGCCGGGATTGCGAGTACCACCGTGCCTAAGCTTTTCGTGTACGCCGATGAACGCCGTGGCCAGCCGGGCCATCGCGCCCTAGAACGCGAGGGCGTTCGCTTCCTCGGCGCAGCCCGGACGGGGCGGGGTTACCGCCTAGCCGACGCGGACGGCGGAGGCTTCCAGCTCGAAGCGGTGCTAGCGCCCATCGGCGGGCCCTCGGTACGCGGGGAGTTGTACGAGGTGCCCTACGCCCCCGCGGGGGCTTTCGAGGTCCGGCTCGACGATGGGAGTACCGCGTGGACGCGCTAGACTGGGTGGTGTGGTGCTTCCTAGCGTTCGCCGGTGGGGCGTTATTCGTCGCGCTCTTAACCACGTACTAACGGCGCTCCCGTGCTAGACTAGGCGTATGACGCTCACGTTGACCCTCGCCACCAACCCCGCCCTTCCCATCACCGCCGGCATCCCGAACGGGACCATCACCGTCTCGGACGCCACGTTTTCCGGCGCGAAGGCCAAGCTAGACGCCGCGCTCGCCGCAGCGCTCGCGGCCGTGCAAACCCCCGTGACGACCATCACGCAAGCCCAGACCGCCATGGCGTCGTAACCTCGATGGTACCCGTGCTAATCACCCGCGACGAGTTGCTGACACGACAGGCCTCGGACGCCATCTCGGCGTTGACCCGCCTCGTCGAAGCCGGCACGTTCGACCCACCTCCGGTACTCCGCGACGTGTTCGCGGAGTTCGCGGCGGCCGTCGCCCGCGCCGACCGCCGGCGTCCGGAGCCTGAGCCTCCGTTCGCGGTAGAGCGTGCGTGACCCTCACGCCGTGTGCGTTGGCGGACTGTTCCGCACTCGGTCATGAGTGTGTGGCACATCGCACCATCCCGCCGATTCCTGATAAGCCGCGCCATTCACGTGGTATGCTAGAGAGTGAGGGCGGACCACTTCCTTTTGACTCACCAACGCTTACTCTTACCCCCGCCCCGATACCGGATGTTATCATGTCGGATTCTCCCAACACTTTCTACTCGCCGTATCCCGGCATCCTTTCCCAACAGGGCGACCAGCACGGGTTGCTCACGAGCCACGCAGCGGCGTCGGTCGAACGCAACCAGGACGCGCAGTTCTCGGCCATCCGGACACAAGCAGTCCACCGCGACGTCGAAGCCTCGAAGCTCGTAACCGCTGAGGCCGCCTTCCGCACGGAGCGCGGCGACCGCCAGGCCGAGCGCGAGTCCGCGCGACAATTCGCGGAACTCAAGTCCGAGCTCGCCACTATGCGCGCGGAAGGTCTGGCCCGCGAAGTCCAGGCGCTGCGCGATTCGGCGCAAACCAAGGCGCTGGCGGACATTCTGACCGCCGTGAAGGCCCTGGTCAAGTAAACCCTGACCCGGACGGGTGGCTTGACCGCCCGTCCGGGGCGTGCTACGCTGTACTCGCGACCCAAGTTCCGGTCGTAGGAGTATCTAGCACACTATGGGTTACCCCCAACTCTACCGCGGCTATTTCGGCCGTGGCGTTCGCGAACGCGGCCAAGCCGCGGGCGCTTTGACTGGTGTGGTCGCCGCGGGCCTCGCGTCCGGCGGCGTGGTGTGGACCCTCCGGTATCCGGAGACGACCCCGATGCCGGGCAACTCCGCGTACATCGGCAAGCGGTTGTACGTGCAAGCCCTGGAGTTGCAGTACACGACCATCACCGCGTTCACCACGCCCACGACCGCCGGTCGGCACTTGGAGCTAGTCCGCGGCGCGCCGACGTCGGCGACCGCGTCAAACCCATCGGGCGGCGCGGCGTTCACGATGGTCCGTAAGCGGTCCGACGTGACCGACGAGAACCTAGGCGTGGGGCGTGTCGCGACGACCGCGGCGCTGACGATGACCGGTTTCACACTCGAAACCCCGTCTATTCACCAACTCCCCCTCTCCGGCCGAGGCGCCGCGGGCGCGGAAGTACAACGGTTGTGGCGTTTCGACGGCGTCCAGGCGGACCCGATTTACCTCCTCCCCGGCGAACTCATCGCCATCCGGGCCGGCGCGGACTTCGACGCGGGCGGCACGTTCGAACTCAACGTGAACGTCGACGCGGTAGAGTTGGTTGGGGTTTGACAGCATAGTATCGTGGTGCTAGTATACCACGATGTCTATGTCTCCAGCCGAACGTACGTTAAAGTGGCAACGCGAAAACCGCGAACGGGTCAACGCCAAGAATCGGGCATGGCGAGCGGCCAACCCGACCAAAGCCCGCGAGTACGAGCTCGCCAAGAAAGCCAAAGACCCGGAGCGCTACCGCGCGTATTACCGCCTTCGCGCCAGGCGAAAGGCCGGCATGATTGACGCGACTGGGGAGCTGTTGACCGGGCCGTGCGTGCTCGGATGCGGGTACGAAGGGGAGCTGGTAATGGACCACGACCACGGCAATGGACTACGCCGCGGCGGGTTGTGTGATGCATGCAACAAGGCTCTAGGCGGGTTCAAAGACTCCCCCGAGGTGTTGCGCGCCGCGGCCCAATACGTCGAGTTTTGGCGGGCGAATCACGCCCGAGCGAAAACGTCTTGACCCCCTAGCCGGCCGGTGCTAGAGTATTAGTACGCCTTTTCGCATGCTGAGGCGTTAACGCATGCCGTGGGTACGGGACCTCACGTTAAGCAATCGCCGATGGCCCCACCGCCTTAATGTGTGGAAAAGAAACGGTTTTTTTCCATCTTCTAAGGAGACTCCAATGAGTCTGGGTTCCTGGGCCGACGCGGCCTTGCATGGTCCCTCAAACTGGTGCAAGTAAAATCCTGAATATGCTGGAACATCCCACGCATCTGCCAGTACGCTACAGCGTGACAATCTGAGCAGTGGGGACAATCAGCAGGCATGCCTCCCAAAGATGAGGCGGGCCCCAGAGACTACCAAAGGACACCGTCAGCCACGGTGATTGTATAGTCCAGCCCCCGGGCGACCGACGGGATAGAAAAGCAGTATTACGAGGAAGTTCAAGAGTTAAGGACTCTTGTTAAGCGGGCCTCCCCGTTAATGGACCGGCTCAGCAAGTCCGCCGTCGAAGGCGCGGTGACGGGCGAGTTCTTCACCCTTTCCGGCGGCATGGGCATGGCCGGCGACCTCGCGTCCGCCCAGGAAGTGGCGAACCAGGTCGGCACGAACGGTGCGGGCACGGCGCCCGGCGCCGCGACGCACGACGGCGAGTGGCTCCTCCCCACCGGCCAAATCGAGACGTCGCTCCGAATCAAGTATAAGGACCTCGTCGCCGGCAAAACCAACAAGGGTGCGTATCTCCGCAACCTGACCCACGCGACTGACAAGCACGGTGAGTACTTCGGCGAGCGTTTCGCCCAAATCCTCCTCGGCGGCGGCGGGTACCGGTTCGGCCGGTTCGACCTCACCACGACCGCGACCGGGACCATCACGGCCCTCGACGCGAACGGCAACGTCGACCCGACGAACATCGCGAACATCTACAAGGGCCAGGTCCTAGTCGCCTCGGCGAACGACGGCACCAGCCTCTCGCACACCCTCCTCCCCTCGAACGTGGCCGCGGCCCGGGCATACGTGCTCACCGTCGACCGCGACGTTGGGACGTTCACCGTATCCGCGACTCCGGGCGGTGCTGCGGGTATCCCGGCGGGCTGGGGTTCGCAGGGCGACGACGTCAGCATCTTCCCCGTCGGGCAGTTCAAGCCGACGCTCCCGGGTTCGACGCTCGGGACGAAGCTGTTGTGTCAGACCTTCTCGGATTGGATTACGCCCACGGTCGCGACGGATACCTTTGGGTCCGTGGACCGGTCGGTGGACTCGGCGCTCTCGGGCGTGCGTATCCCCACCACGGGCACCATCGGGTCGTTGGCCCCCGAGCACAAGGTCGGGTTCGCCGAGACGTACATGCAATCCCGCTACGCGAACCGGACGCCTCACACGTTCGTGGCGCAGTCGGAAGTGTGGTTCTCGATTGTCCGGTCCCTCCACGCGCAAGGCCTCGTGGGTGACATCGGTGCGATGCTCACCGGCGGCGGCCGGAGCGTCCAGGTGATGGGGGTCAACGGGATGTGTGAAATCATCTCCGAGCCGCACCAGGACCCGACGTTCATCTATGGGTTGAATATCGACGGGTGCATGCTGCGTCACTTGGACGGCCTCCCCGGCGTCGCGAACGCGGACGGGTTGGAGATGCTCCGCCAGGCGGACAGCAACGACCTTGAATTCAGACTTATCTGTTTTCCTCAACTAATTCTCCGAGAACCGTGGCAACATTGTAGATTTTCAGTTTGATAGAGTTGACAGTTAGCGCTAAGGCTGATATGTTTAAGGGATGCCCCGACAACATACTCCCGAACAACGGGAGCTCCTGTTCTGGACTCAGGTTCAGAAAACACCCAACGGCTGCTGGCTGTGGACTGGTTCACAAACCAGCCGCGCAGCCGGCGGCACCAAGTACGGCGCGTTCTACCATCCAGGCGGGACGCTCGCGCACCGATACTCGTTCCTTCGGAACTGCGGCGAGATACCGCCCGGTAGGAACGTGTGTCACCACTGCGACACGCCGCTGTGCGTCCGACCCGACCACCTGTATCTTGCGGACCAGAAGCAAAACATGCAGGACGCCTCGCTTCGGAAGCGCCTCGACCATCGCGGAGAACGCAACGGAAATGCCAAACTCACAGCTGCGCAAGTCGCAGAAATTCGCGCGGTGCCGAAGTACTTCGGTGTCAACGCAGACCTCGGCCGAAAATACGGCGTCACGCTTCAGCTCATATCCCAAGTACGGCGCGGCATGCGCTGGTAAGGCGGCCGCGTGAGCTCCACTCTCGGCAACTTCGCGCTCGCCTCGGCGAGCTACCACGGCACGAACAACGCCTATCGCAGGCTTTGCCAGCTCCAGGTATGTCTTACGTTCGTGAACGGCGTGCCTACCATCGACACCGCGCGCTCCGCCCCGGGGTTCACCATCGCCGGTGACACTGGGGTATACACCGGGACGTGCCCCAAGGCGTCCCGGGGAGTGTTTTTCATCCAGATGAAGACCGCCACGGCCGGCGCGTTCGCGACGGTCACCACGCTCGTTCCTACGAGCGGCACGTTCTCTTTCAAGACTTTCACCGATACCTCCACCGCACTCGACGTCGCCACAGGCGACGAAGTTTGGCTTTGGTTCTGCCTCGAAGGGGGCTAAGTTACAATGGCTGACAACGCACCCAACGCAATCCAATTTTCGCCGCTGCCTAACCTCGTAATAGGGTTCAATCGGCGTGTAGCTTGCCACATTATCAACTTCACCGGGGCTAATGGTTCGGTGACGTATAACGCCGCGCGTTCGTCCGGCGGTACGGGCATCACCCGCACCGGCGAGGGCGCCTATACACTCGTGTTCCCTCCGGGCGGCACGGGCTGTGTGGGCTGGACGGTGGTATCGGCTGTAGAATCCACCACGTCGGACAAGACCATCGCTCGCGCGTCATCCATTGATACTGACGTTGTGGCTACCGGATATGTGGCCGGCTCAGTCGGGCTCATCACTACGGACTTGGCGGACTCCCCCATCCTGAACGACGTCATTGGTGATTGCACCGTGATGGTGTTCATCTTGAAGGCGTAATGATTCACGTCTCGGGCTCGGGGGTGCAGGCACGCACCACACTATGCGCGTGGGCGTTGCCTGAAGGTTATTATCAGTTAATAGCCCATGGTGAGGCCACGAATGTGGCTGTTGGTGTACCTACGTTTCGAATCCACGGCTATATCAATTCCACAGACCGTTTTGGTTCGGCTATTGGTTATCCTTCAGGGTCTTACGAAACAGCCCCTATCGTATATCTAGTCCCCGGGGACGATATCGCATTCTCAACAGAGCAGGAAACCTGGGGCAGCAACCCCGACGCTAATTGGGACCTGAAAATTTACATCTACGCCGCCGCTGAAGTGGCCCAAGGATAGTCATGAGTACCAAGTCCGAATACGGCTCGACCAAGCTCGGGTCCAATCTCGACGCCAAGTGCTACGACGTTCGCGTCAAGCTCTCTGATGTCGGTAAGGTCGTCATCCCCAAGGGCGCCCCGCCCCCGTCGTCCAAGGGTAGCATTTCCTACCCCAAGGAAGTCGGCCGCGGCGGCGGCCGCGCCAAGTAACCTTTCGTGCGTCCGGCGTTCTGTGCTTCACGCCGGCCGGACGCGCGAACCTTCAACCCCGCTTTAGTTTCGAGGAGCTCCCCACCATGGCCCAGTACATCTACGACCCCACCGACGAGTCCGTTTACGAAGTTGCCGACGAAGACGTCGAGTTGGAAGCCACCGGCTTCTGGTACGCCGACGAGTCCGACCCCGACCACGAGGATTTCTACGAGTTCCTCCCCGAGGAAGTCGAATTTGAGCTCGAAGATGAGTAAAATCCTCGCGTTTTTGAAGCGCCCCGCGGTGTCTCACACCATCGCGGTGGCGTTGACCGTCGCCGGCACGTCGCTGGCGACCGGCCACCTCGATTTGACCCCGTTGTTGCAACTCCTAGGAGCCAAGTGACCCGAAAAGAACGTTTTTTGACTCTGGTCGGTGCGGGCACGGTACTCGGCGCCCTCATTTTCGCGACCGCGTGTGGTCTAACGTCCGCGAAGTCGCCCCGGTTGGCGTTGTTCGAGTGCCAGGCGAACGCGCTGCGCCCGGTGTTGGGTGAAGTGCTCGACGTGGAGGCTCTGTTGCGGGACTTTTACGTCGGCAAGGCCGACCTCGGCGCGGCGTTGCGCAACACCAAGGCCACCGAGGACGAAGTCCGGGTGCTCTTGAAGGCACTCCAGGCGTGCGACGCGCCCCCGCCCGCCCCCGACGCCGGCTCTACTACTCAGTCGTAAGGTGCTCCGATGGAAAGCCGCACGGGCACTCAGCTCATAGCGGACGTCCGCCGCGCCTCCGACACCCAATCCCTCACCGACCGGCATCCCGACGCGGACATTCTCCGCGACGTGAACATCTCGATTCGGGCGCTCCGCGGGCTAGTGACGGCCCGCGGATTTCCGTATTTCCTCGTGGCTACGTCCGCGACGGCGCTCGCGGGTACTCAAGTCTCCGACGAGCAGTACTCCGCCATCCCGTGGCCGGCCGCGGCCCTTCAGGTGCACGGAATTGACGTTGAAACCGCCACCGGCGGCGGGGATTGGCGGCCGTTGCGCCCGATTACGTGGGGCCAGCGCCGCGACCGCCCTGGGTTGTACCCATCTACCACCGGCGTGCCGGAGGAGTTCGCGGTGTTGACGCTGCCCCAAGGGTCCGGCGCGTCCACGGTTGCCGGGAGCATCGCGCTGTTTCCGGCGGGGTCGTCGGGAAACTACAAGGTGTGGTACCTATCGGAGGGTACGGACCTCACGGCTTCGGACGTGTTCCTGGGGCTACCGGACTGGCACGAGTGGGTCGTCCAGGACGTGGTCGAACGCTTAGCCGAGCGCGATGACGACCAGCACGAAACGTACACCATCGCCCACCAGCGCAAGCTTGAAGCCGAGGCCCGGATTTTTGAGTCCGTGCCGCGAGTCATAGCAGCCGGCCCGTTGCGCCCTCGTAGGGGCGGAACGAGGCGGCGATGGTCGCTGTAGGCCAGTCCGCGCGGGCGTACGTTCCGCCGGCCAAACTCGACGGCGAACGCGGTCTGTTAGCGGAGTTCCGCCGCATAGCCGACACCCTCGACGACCTCCGCGCGGGCCGGGCGGACGTCCGCGACCGCAGGGCGTCAACCGTTACGGTCACCACCCAGCCCGGGGACATCGTCCGCACATCCGCAGGCCAGACTGTGCTGCTGCCCCAGCCCCGCCCGGCTAAGGGCCAGCGCGTGACCGTGGTGGTGACCGCGCCGTCGGTGACCGTGCGGGCGCTAGCGGGGCTCGTAGACGGCGCGTCGTCGGAAGTGCTCGCGGCGTTGGGGGCGACGCCGTACGTTTCTGACGGGGAGGGCTGGTGGGCCGCGAAGGGCCACGATGGCGCCACCGGCGCCACCGGGCCCAACGGACCCGGCGCGTTCTTGCGGCGGACACTGCTGGGTCCCGGGTCGGGGACGTTCACGTGCGGTTCGGATGCTGCCGTGGTGCGGCTCCGCGGCGGCGGCGGCGGGGGTGCGGGCGGCGGCGCGAAGGCGGGTGCCGGGCTCGGGTCGGTAGGTTCGGCGGGGACCGGGGCCGGCGTGTTTGACGTCGTGTTCCCGCTCGTGGCTGGGTTTGACATCCCGTACGTAGTCGGTGCGGGTGGTGCCGGGGTCGTAGGCGGCACGGGCGGTAACGGTGCGGATACGACGGCTACGTACGACTCTATCACATACACCGGCGGGCATGGTACGGGTGGTGTGGTCAGCGGCGCATTCGACCATATCGTTTTCTTGGGACATGGGGCTGGCGGAACGGCGACGAATGGCGACGAGAATATCACCGGCGGCGGCGGTGGGGATGCAGTTGTCGAATCCGCCACTAGCGGCATCGGCGGCACCGGAGGCGCGTCCGCCGAGGCTCCAGGCGGTGTCGGTACTGAGTCTTCGATAGGTTCATCGGCTTCCGGAGACGGCCTACCGGGCCAATTCGGCTCCGGTGGCGGTGGCGCGGTGAACTTCAACGGCTCCCCGTCCGCCGGCAACAAAGGCGGCGCGGGTGGCGGCGGGTTCTTGTGGGTGTACGAGTACTCCGCGCCGGGCGCCGCGGGTGGACCCGTCGGCCCCCGCGGCGCTACGGGCCCGACCGGAGCCGCTGGAGCGACGGGCGCCACCGGAGCCACCGGCGCCACCGGAGTTACGGGCCCGACGGGCGCCACCGGAGCTACGGGCCCGACGGGCGCCACCGGTGCGACCGGAGTGACAGGTGCGACCGGTGCGACGGGCGCTACCGGTGCGACGGGCGCTACCGGTGCGACGGGCGCTACCGGAACCGGTGTCAACCGCCAAACCGCATATGAGCTCTACGACGATTTCGACTTTATTGGCTCTCCGGTGGGGACCGTCACAACATCCGAGGTATTGTTTTCGGGTTCGCGTAACTGGTCGATTTCGGCCACAGCCACCGGCTCTGCTAAGTCGCTGAACGGTGTGGCGGGGCATCCGGGGATTCTGGAGCTCACCACCGGCGGGACGTTCAATAATTCCTCTATTGACTTGTGGGGGGCGGGCGTCGGCCAAAACGCCGGCAGTGCGAACGTAGGGAATAACATTCTGTTTACGGATATCACCAGCGTGATGTGGGTGTTGCGGATTCCCTCCAATGCGAACGTCCGATGTGCGTTCGGCGTTCGCGTAAACGGTGGTGCCAACGCCGTTGAATTCGCGCTCGATACGAATGCCTCCGCGAGTCTACAGTGCAACACCACCGCGGCCTCGACCACCACCCAGGACCTCGTAACGATGCCCACCGCGAACACGTTCAACACCTACGAGATGCGATTCACGTCAACGCAGGTGCAGTTTTTCGTCAACGGGTCGCAGGTCGGAACCACGCACACGACCAATCTGCCCACGACGGTGGCGCTGACCCCGAACATCGAGATTGCAACACGCATCGCCGGCACGGCGAAAAGTGTGGACATCGACTTGTTTTGGCTTCAGGGCACCGTGTCCCGTTAACCTCCGCGTGCTATAATTAACCATGTCCGCCGACGAAATCTACGTTCTGCAAGTCCAAATTTCTGAGCTCCGCGAGCGCGTGGTGCGGTTGGAAACGTACGTTAAGGTAGTCGGCGCGTTCATCACCATCGTCCCGACGGCGATTCAACTCTGGGGGCTTTGGCACCGCTGATGTCTCGACTAAAAGCTCTCCACATTCCCTTCTCCAACGGCGCCACGGACGAAGTCAACCCGAAAGTGTTACCGAACGGGATTTTCTCGGACGTCACTAACGGCCGGACGCCCCAACAAGCCGGCCTCCGCCTACGCCGCGGATGGCGTCCGCTGGTCATGAAAGACCTCGCGAACAACACCACTCTCGTCGCCACGGACCTCTACTCCTACGGCGCGTCGCTCGTCGCGCTGGTCCCCGACGCGACGAGCGTCTTCCGCCCTTGGGGACGTCTAGCGACACTGACCGAGTCGAACGCCGCGCGCCCGTGGGTGCTCAACGCCGACGTCGGCATCCCCCCGACGACGCAGCTCCGCGCCATCGGGAACATCCCCGACTTCGCGACCAAAGTCGACCGCGCCTCCGCGGCCGTCACGTCGGACGGCGTGTACGGGTGCGTGGTGCAGTGCTCCGATGGCGTCAACGCGGTGTTCCGCGTGTTCCGAATGGCTACCGACGAGACCGTCGCATACTCCACGACCCCTGACCCGACGACCGAAAAGAAGGTCGTTTCGCTTGGCACTAAGTTCGGGCTACTCGATAAGCGCGTCACCGCGAACGGGTTGAATTTGTACATCCTAGACCCGTCCGCGACGGCGCCGGGGTGGACGCTAACCGTGACGGGCGTTGGCGGGACGTTCACGGGGATGTTGTGGTGGGACGCAGCCGTCGCGACGGCCACCGCGCCGACGCACCTCCACCTAGTCATCGTGAAGTCCACCGGCGACGTGGTGTACATCCAAACTGACCTAATCGGGGCGGTGACCGTCGCGGCTACCACACTCACCGGCCTAGGAACGTGTCAAACCGCCACCCTCGCGACGGACGAAGCCACCGCTGTAGTGGCGGGGCAGAACGCCTCCACGAACGCCGTAGAGGCGGTTAGCCTCACCGCGTCCACCGGCGCGGTGGCAAACGGACCGACCTCGGGGTTGTCGCTGCAAGAAGACGGCGTCAACGACGTGCTGGTCGGGAGTTATTGCGTCGGATACCACGTCGGCGGGTACGTCACTTTCGCGTGGCAAGCCGCGTTCGATGGTGCTCCGACCGCGGACCGGTTCATCACGTACGTCGTGCAAATCGCGCCGAATTTCGGGTCCCTATCCACCCTGAAGATACTCCGCGGGGGACATCTCGTTGGTGGGCAAATCTATCGCGGTAACTCCGGGGCTGTCGGAGTGATGCGCGAACAAGACCATACGACCTTCTACGCCGATGCGGTGACGGCATTGGGGGCCATCTCCGGCGGCAAAGCACCGTGGTTCGAGGTCGACGTCGGCGTCGGCACGGACACGAGCGTGTTTGGCGCGGCGCCGTTCTGGCCGGGGGTCGCGCCGACGGGGGACGCTCTGGTGCTCACCCCGCGCGATGTGACGTTAAACGCCACCGGCACGCTCCACCGCACGGCGACCGTGCGGGCGGTGCGTGTGCAGTCCACCGAGAGACGCCCCGCGGTCGAGCTCGCGGGGGCGTTGTACATCACCGGTGCGTCGGGGTTGACGCAATGGGTGGGCGCTCCGAGCGACGTCGGGATGCAAGCTCCTTCGATAGACACCGTCGTCGCATCCAACGGCTCGGGTACCATGGCGAACGGTACGTACCACTACCGCGCATTGCTCCGGTGGACCGACGAAGCCGGGCGTACGCACCGCTCCGCCATCTCCGGGGCCGCATCGGGCACCCTTTCCGGAGCTAACGACACATTCACCATTCGGGTGTACGAACCCGAGACCGACCGGCGGAATTCGAACCTCATCACCAACCCGGTGGTGGAGTTGTACCGCACGGAAGCCGGGCCGGGGGAGTTGTTTTACCTAGTCTCGACGACCGCGACCGATATCAACTCTTACGGTCTCACCACGATAACCGACGGGTTGCCCGACGCCAGTATCGTCGGGTCACCGCTCCTACCGACCCAAAACGAAGTCTCCGCGACCTCGGGGGTATTGGAGTTCTGTCGCCCGCGTGCGTCCGCGTTCGTGGCTGCTACTAAGCGTCGGCTAATTTGTGGAAGTGCAGACACTTCGTACCAGTTCTCACAGGTCACCTTCCCCGAAACCCAGGTCTGGTTTGCCGAACCAGGAATCGTTGGAGACCCCGGCCAGGCGTATCTGGACGACGTGGACGCCGGCCCGGTAACCGGAGTAGCGACGCTTGATGAGGTGGTGTACGTCGGGACGTCGCAACGGATTTACGTCACCGGCGGTGCCGGGCCGAACCTGGCCGGCGTGGGGGAGTTCTCCCCGCCCGCCGCGCTACCTACTGATGTAGGGTTCTTCAACGCCCAGAGCATCCTGGAGACCTCCGAGGGGTTGTGGTTTCTCGGGTCCCAGAACACGATGTATCTCCTCCAACGCGGCACCACCACCCCGGTGTTGAACCGCGCCGTCCAGGACCACCTAACCGACACCGTCGTCGGGTGCGGGTACGACCACCAGGACAACATCGCCGCGTGGGCGATGGCGGGGTCTTCTCCGAAGCTAATCATCCGCCAGCTCGATACCAAGCAGTGGTTCACTGACCCGCTCCCGTTCACTCCCATCGCACTACACTCCCACTTAGGGCACTTGTACGCTATCGCGTCCGACGGTGTGGTGTGGCGGTATGATTCAACAGCGTTCGGGGACGGCACGTCCGGCTCGACGGCGGTGGCCCTGCGCGCGACGACGGGGGCTATCCAACCCTTCGATATAGCGGGGTGGGGGCGGCTAGCGGTGCTGGAAGTCCTCGGGGAGTACGAAGCAGACGCGGTGCTAGGCGCGGAGATTTCGTACGATGACGGGGCGACGTGGACGTCGCTCGGCACCCACACCATCACCGGGTTGTCTGCCGGGGCCACGTTCCAGCGCCAGTTCTACCCGGCCCGCCAGCGCGGGGGGCGCTTCCGCGTGCGGCTGACCATGACGCCTTCGGTGTCAACCACGGAAGGATGCCGGCTCCCTGGCCTCACCGTGTATTATGTGCTAAAATCAGGACAGACGCGACTTCCCTCGGCGTCACGGAGATAATGCGATGGCTTGGGGCGACCCCATTGACGGCTGGACTTACGACTCGGCGTCGGACTCGTACGTAAACGCCGCCGGAACAAACCGGATGCGCCGAGGCGCGAACGCGGCGTCCAACCCGGCTACACCCGCGCCTCAGCAAGCCGACCCCGGCTCACCGACGTTGCCAAACGGCCAGCCGAACCCGGGATACATCGGCCCGGGGTACACCCGCCAATCCACCCGCAATGCAGACGGCTCGACGACCGTGGGCGCCCAACTCACGGACCCCATCGCGAACGCCCAGTGGAAGAACGACCCGCGCAACCAGCCCGCGCCGACGCCCGCGTCCGCGTCCGCCCCGACGGCTCCGGGCGCGTCCACGTCGGGCGCCCTCCAAGCGCAGCCCTACACCCCGGCGGCCGTGGACTACTCACGGTACGACGCTGCGGCGGGGTCGTACGACACCGCCCAGAAGGCGTTCCAGGGCGAGCTCGACCGGCTCGCGGGTACCGACCCGTTCGGAAACCAGGCGTTCCTGCGCCAAGCGACGGACCGTGCCGCGGCCCAGGCCCAAGGTATCGCCTCCGGGGGGCTATCGACCGCGACGGCCCGCGCGGGGAACATGAATCAGGCCCGCGCCCAGCAAGACACGTTGTACGCCCAAGGGCGCGACCAGATGGCCGTCCAGCGTGCCCAAGACCAAGTCACCGCGTCTGGCCAGCGCCTCCAGGCCGCGGGGGGGCTGGCGAACGTCGCCCAAGCCCGCGCCGGGAACGAAGTACAACTCGCGCAGACCCAAACCCAGGCGCTGTCCCAGAACATGGACGCGGCGTTGAAGGCTTACGGCATCAACGCACAGCTCACCCAGCAAGACGTAGAATCCCTCCGCCAGGCGGCCATCGCCTATTCCCAAATCGACCAAGCCCGCTACGCGACCGACGCCCAGTACGCCGCGCAGATGGATGAGCAAATCACCCAGAAGTACATGGCGGACCAGCAGCTCAAAGGCACGATGGCCCAAATCAAGGCCAACTCCACCATGACGCAAAAGGATTGGTTGATGGGGTCTATCGGTCTCGCGAGCGGTTTAGGCTCGGCGGCCGTGATGGGCCCCGCCAAATCCGACGTGCGTTCGAAGTATGCGTTCCAAGACCCCGATATCCGTGACCTCCAAGACTACTTAGGCCGCACCAAGGGGAAGTTGTACCGCTACAAGAACCCCTCGGCACCCGGCCAACGTCCCGGATTGAATTACGGGCCAATGGCCCAAAGTCTAGCGGCCACGAAAATTGGCCGCACTGTTGTAGTCGAGGGTAAGGACGGGTTATACGTCGATACAGCGCGCCTAGCTCTAGCCGACCACGCGGCACTCGCACACCTAGCGGCCGAAATCAAGGCGCTGAAAGAGGCTAAGTGACCCCCGAAGAACAAGCCCGCCTCTCGGGCCAACTATCGGCTATACCGATACCGGACTACTCCGGGCTAGACCCAGCGACGGCCGGCGCGGTCGGTGGCCCCGCGGCGTCCCCAGACCAGGTCTCGGACGTTACCCCCGACGCCATCGACCCGTCGTGGTCTCAAGTCACGTTCGCCGATGGTCGCACCGAGACCCGCCCCACGTCCGAGGCCAACGCCCTCCCGCGCGTTCCGCCTCCCCCGCCGCCGGCCCCCACTGGTCCGGGCGTAGACCCGGGTTTCCAGCTCACTCCGGCCCAAACCGCCGCCACGTCCGCGTCGCCGGAGACGGCAATGACGTCCGGCGTGGCGGGCGGGGTGCCGACGCCGACGCCGGAGGAGCTCGACCCGCTCCAGCCCGCCGGCACCGCGCGCACGCTAACCGCGACCGCGCAGCCCCCCGGCCCCGCCCCGCTCGTGGCGCCCGGCGGCGTCCCGGGTGTCCCCGGCGCCGAGTCCACCACCGCGACCGTGGGTGCCACCACGAACCAAACCGTACAGGACCCCACCCAAGTCGCGAACCAGTACGCCGGGGCGGTCAATCAGACCGCTAATGCGCTAGACGAATCCGCCCAAGGCGAGCAGAACGCGAAGGCTGCGGAGAATGCCTCGCTACTCGCATCGAACGAAGCCCGCCAGAAGCAGCTCTTCGACGACGCGGAGAAGGCCAGAATTCACACCGAAGAGGCCCGCGCCGCGGTGAAGGCCATCGAAGACACTCCTATCGAAGAGGACTTCATGAAAGGCCAGCCCGGGCGCCAAGTCGGCGCGTGGGTGGCCCTCGCGTTGTCCGGGTTCCTCCAAGGCGCAACTCGCGGTGCCAACCCCGCCCTCGGGCAGATGATGTCCGCGCTGCAACACGCGCAGGACCGATTCATCCAAAACCAGCGCGAAGACCGAAACTCGAAGTTCAATCAGCGGCTGAAGCTGTTGGACGACGCGAAGGCGACCGAGGCCTCTATAAGGATGCAGCTCCCCGGCATCATCCAGCAACACGCCGAGCTCCAAGCCCGTAAACTCGGCCTCGCGGAGCTCCCGCCGGCCATCTCCACCGTCGGCGCACAGATGCGCGTCGAGGGCGCGAAGCACCAATCCGACCTCGGGATGTTCGTCCAGCGCAAGACTGAAGAGCGCTTCGCCGAGACCCAGAAGGCCTCCGCGGCCGCAGCCCCCGCTGAGCTACGCCAGCTCGGGGTCGACCCGAAAGCCCACGAGCGGGCGATGTCCGACCAGCACGGCGCCCTAGGCACCAAGGTACAAACCGCGGACCAGATGGCGTCGGACTTGGCGAAGTTGAACGCCATCGTCTCCAAGAACGGTGGCCAGCTGCAAGGTCAAACTGTCGCGTCGTGGTCCAAGCTCGGCCTCGCGTCGTTCCTCGCGCGCAACGGGAATGAGAACGCCTCGGAGCAAGTCCAGGCCCAGCAAATACTCGACCGGTTCATGCTCGCGGCGAAGCAGGGCGGGAACGTGAAGCTTTTCGATTCCGAGAAGGAAGCCGCCGCGTTCGAGAAGACCCTTAACACCGGTACCACCCAAGAGACGATGCACGCCCTGCAAGACCTCACCCGGCGCGCCCAGCGGAACGCCCTCGGCACCGCGTCCGCGTACGCCCCGGCCAACCCCCAGGGGTACGTGGACTACGTCCGTAAGACGCTCGGGTCGGCGGGGGCCGCCCCCGCGTCGGCCGGCGGCTCGCCTGGCTTCCAAGAACGTGTTATAATTCCGGGGTCGGGCGACGCGGGCGGAGGCCCGGCGCCGTCGTCCCCTTTAGCCCCATCGCCGAGCGCGTCCGCGCCCGGTACGCCCACCGCGAATAACGAGGACCCCGTGCGTCTAAAGACTCTCCAGACCATTTCCGATGAAGCCTCTCGCGCCGGCCTCAAGGGCGACGCCATCGCGCGTATCGTGCGGTTTGAGTCCGGCGGGCGTGCCGACGCTAAGAACCCTTCCGGGGCGACGGGGCTAATCCAGTGGATGCCCAACGTTTTCCAGGGGATGACCAAGCCCCCCGGGTATGAGAACGTACGACATTCCGACCTTCCCGACCTGACGGCCGAGGAGCAAGTCCCGCTCGCCATTCAGTACTTCAAAGAGAAGTTCGCCGCGGCCGGCGTCGACCCGTCCAAGCTCGACGTGGGGGACTACTACCTCGCGGTCGCCGCACCCGCGGCTATTGGTAAGCCCGACTCGACGGTGGTCTACCCTAAGGGGTCCGCCGCATGGACGCAGAACGCGGCGTGGCGCCCGGCGGACGGCGGGGATATCACCGCCGGGAGCATCCGAGCACGCGCACGGAGTTTCTAATTCGTGGCGGAAATCTACGCCCGTAAGCCGGACGGGTCGGTCGTCGCCATCGACGAAGCCGACCAGCAAGCCGCCGCGAACGCCGGATACCAGCCCCTGGAACCAGAGGAGCTGAAAGCCGCCCAACGCGCGGCGGTGTCGGCCGTGCCGCGGGAGGAAGCCGTCCGCCAAGGCCTCCTCGAAGCCAAGCCGTTCGCGCCGGGGGTGGACACCACCACCGGGCTATCGGGCGAGTCCGAGGCGTTCCTAAACACGGTCAAGTCCGGGCTCACGTTCGGCCAGCTCCCCTCCCTACACACCCCCGAGGCGGTAGCGTCCGGGCGCCGTTTCGCCGAAGAGCACCCCGGTCAGGCGATGGCTGGTGCCGCGCTGGGTCAGACGCCGCTGATGCTCGCGGGGGGCGCGGCGGGGGCCGCGCTCGGTACAGCCGCGGAAGGCGCCGGGCTGCTGGCGCGTGGCGCGGCGGCCGCCGCCGACCTGGGCGGTAACGCCGCCATCGCCGGAGCTCAAATCGAGGGGGAAGACGCCCGCCTCGCGGCACGGGACTTCTCGTACACTGACGCGGCGCTGGCCGGCGCGACCGCGGAAGTCCTCGGCCGAGGCTCGGGGTGGGTCATCTCTAAGGCCCTCGGAGGCGCGCGGAATCTCGTAGCGGGCGCGGCCCGAAAGGCCGTAGCCGATGATGCCGAGCGCTCGCTCACCAAGGGGGGATGGGTGGGCGATTACCGCGTCGCCCAGCACGCGGACGAGTACCACACCCAACTGGCCGGCCTAGCCGCGAACGACTTGGACACCCTCGAAACCGCGACCGCGGAGGTCTCGCGCCAAGACCGCAAGCGCTCGCGAATTATGGCGTCGGTGGTGGACAACCCGCCCGTCCAGCGCCCCATCGCGGTCGAGGCGTCGGAGAACCTCCAACGCCTCCGGTCCGCGCTCGCCGACGAGCTCCCCACGTCCGGCGGCGGTCCCGCGGCGCGGCTGGCCAAGCAACTCGACGACCGCATCGCGGCCTTGGAGCAGGCCCCCCAGGGTAAGAAGTTGTGGCGCCTCCTGGACGAAAACCGGCAAGCCCTCCAAGAATACCGCCAAGACCTCCACCAAGCCTACGACTCGAACCCCGGGTCGGCGTGGCTTTCGCGCGACGGGCTCGCAGCCATCGATTCCGCCGAAGAGCACACCCGCAACGCCCTCCTACGAGAGGACGCCTGGGGGGAATCCGCCGCGCGAATGCAGCGCGAGTATAACACCCCCTTCCACGAGAAGTGGTTTCCGTCGCGGCAGACTGCGTTGAAGGGGCTCTACTTCGCCACTGGTAAGGACGCCCAGGGCTTCACGACATTTCGCGGGGAGCCCTCGAAAGTGTTGGCGTTTCTCAAGTCCGCACCCGAGGACGTCGACAAGTCCCGGTTGCGAGAGATGTTCGGCCAGTACCTCGACGGCGCCGCAGCCATCGCGAAGGCGGGCCAAGCCGACTCCCCCGCGGCCGCGCGGGATACGCTGGAGTCCGTACGCCGACTCCGGAAGGCGATGGCCAACGCGGAGTACATCACCCAGGCCGCGGCGAACACCGCGCGCCGCGCGGGATACGTCGATGCCGCGACGCTCGCGACCGGTGTGGTCGCGGGTGGAGCGCTCGGTGGCGCCGGGCCGGCGGCTATCGTGGCTGCGACGGGGCGTTCGGCCCGCGTCGGGACGTGGCTTTCGCGGGTGGGGCGGGAACTCGGGTGGTTCTCCGGGAAACCGGCGTCGATGGCGGAGTTGCTCGCGAAGGGTGCGTTGCCGGAGGTGGGCGCCGTCGAGCCGCTCGGCGAACGCCTAGTCCGGGACTTCGCCGAGGCTCCGTTCCCGCCCGCGGAGTCGGTGAGGCCCGGCGCCCCCCAGGGGCCCCTCCAGGGCGCCCCCACCCGCGCCGTGGGGGTAGACCTTCCCCCAGCCCCGGAAGCCCTCCCAGGCGTCGGCCAGGCCCGGCGCGCGGCCGCCGACCGCCCCGCGGGGCTCGAAGCCATCCAGCCCGCCCCGCGCCCTATCGACGTCGGCCCCCCGGAGCCGTCCGTACCACCGGGAGAGTCCCGGTTTGGCACTATGGCCGAGGGCGCGTCGTCGGGTCCGGTTTCTGAAGCCGCACCGCCGGACGCCGCCGCGGCGCTCGCGGAGACCCGCCCCACCCACCCGGCCCCGTTTCGGACAGAGGGCATGGCGTGGGAGTCTGGGTTGCTCGCCGGGGGCGCCGACGCCCGTGCAGCGGAGGCGGCGCGTATGCACGCCCTCACTGAGGGCGAATTCGCTTCGGTGGTGAAGTCTCTCCGCACCGCGGACGCACGCACCCCGGAAGGGGAATCGCTCGCGGACCTCCTCACGAAGAACGCCGAGACTCTCAAGTCCGCCGGGCTTATCGTAGCCGGCGCGGGTGGACTCGCGTATCAAGCCACCCACCCCGACGACTCCGGCGCAGCGGCCGCGTCCGTAGGCGGGCTCGCGGCGGTGCTAGGAGCGTCGCGGCTCATCGGCGCCCGGTGGCTTGGTAAGTTCGCCGGGTCCGAACTGGAGGCCGCCGCGGAGGCGGTCCCGTTCGTGCGCAAGCGCGCGGCCCAGCTCAAACCCCCACCGCCGGTGGAGCCGCCGGTTTCTGGTGTAAACCGGTATTCGTGGAAACACGAACCGAATGCGCTGAGCGACCTCGCGGACCGCTCGCGAAAGGTCTATGAACGGGACCTTACCGATGAGGAGCGCAACGCAGTGGACGCCTGGATTGGGTCGTCGACGCAAATCCGTCGCGAACAGAACACTGGGCTTACGGGATGGGAGCACGTCAAAACCAAATCGGCCGAAAACGTCACACCCCTGGCCCCGGCGTTCGAGTCCGCGACGGAAAAGCTCACCGTAGCCAATCCCACCAAGCACGGGTTCCTATATCGGCGCATGGAACTCACCAACGAGCAACTAGCCGAGCTCCTCGACCCGGAGCAGAACCGTTTCGTCGCGGGGGCCCACCTCTCGACGTCGTACTTCCCCTCGGATGCTTTCGGCCCCCACGAATTTCGGTTTCACCGGGTGGACGCTGCGGCTTCGCTACTCGGGGCCAACCCCGACGAAGTCGAGATGGTCATCCCCCAAGATGCGCGGTTCAACATCACTCGTCGATATTACGACCCTCATAAAAACCGATTCGTCTTCACGTTGGAGGAAGTCCCGGATACCCGCGCCGAAAGAGCAAAAGACCTCACCCACCCACCGGGGTTTCTAACCCCTGCGGCGACGGTCGCCGGGGCGGGTCTAGGCGCGGCGGCGGACTCCGGTTCGACGCAGGACCCCAACGCCCCCGCGACGGCGGGGTTGTCCGGCGGCGCGGCGCTCGGAGCCGCGGCGGGCCTAGGCGCGGCGGCGCTGTTTGGCCAACGCGCGGCGGTTATGAAACTCGCCCGCTCGCGGCTCGTGGCGGACGTGGCGAAGAGGTTGTTCTCCGCGACGTACGAACCCACCGCGAAACTCGTGGCCCGCGCGGCGGTCGCGTCATACTCACGGTCGGACCTCGCGGCGCGGAAGTCCGAAATCCATGCGTGGGCGGAGAACCCTCAGGAACTCGTCGACCGCGTCGCGGAGGGCTTCCGCGACGCCCCACCGGAGCAATTCGCCGACGCGAGCGCGGCGGTGTATAAGACCGCCACGTTCCTCAAAGAACGCCTCCCCGGCGCGGCACAAACGAACGCCGTCGCGCTACGCCAAATCCCCGTCTCTCGGGAGGCCGCCTCGAAGTTCGCTCGGTACGAAGACGCCGCGCTCCGCCCGAAGGAAGCCCTCCAAGCCGGCGCGGCCGCGGGTCACCTCTCGCCGGAGCTACTAGAGACGATGGAAACGTTGTATCCAGACCTACTCGCGGAAGTCCGTGTCCAGGCTTACCAAACCGTCCGCGAAGACGGCCCGCCACCGACGGTGCAGTCCCGCGTGGCGTACGGGCGGTTGTTCGGTGGTGACGGGTCGCTGGCAGACGCCGCGCTCTCCCCGACGGCGTCCGCGATGGTGAAACTCGCCTACGACGCGGCCCCGGCCCAGAAGAACGCCCCGCCGAGGGCGGGGGTGTCGGCCGTGTCCCAGGCGGTCACGTCTCCGGCGGGGCTGGGGTCGCGGGCGTAATCGGCGGGAGTGTGCCCCCCGCCTCTTCGATGAGTCGCACCAGCACCGCCGGACGGGCGGCGATGAGTTGCCGTACGAGCTCCTCCTCCGCGGCCGCGTCGGCTTCGGACGACGCGAGCGATGCCGCGGGGCGGTTGCGACTCGCTTTAGGGCCCCACACATCGGGGTATCTCGTCGCGAGCCACTGGGCCGCAGCTCGCCAATCTACCGCGGCGGCTTGGCGCCACGCATCGATGTATTTGAGCTGCTGGCCCTCCTCCTGAGCCACGAACACCCGCGCGAACGTGCGGTAGGGCTCGACCGCGCCCGGCGAGAGCCCCATTCGCAACCACGTATCCAAGTCCCCTTCGTCGACTCCGACACACCGCGCACACGCCTCTTTGAAAAGCCCCGACTTCGCGGCGGCTATGAGCTGGTCCGCGAGCTGGGGGGTGAGGCGGTGGCCGCCGGGGGCTAGGTCAGCCAACGCGCTCGTTCCACTTCCAGGAGGCCTGCGCAAGTAGAGTCTCGCGGTCGTACTCGTCTTTAGAAGTTACTATCGGTCCGCGCGCACCACACGTGCGGCAACTAACCTGACCCCAGCTAGCCGGCCACGACTTACGAAATGCGCGTGCCGCAGCGCGACCGCTACAGAACGGGCAGGTTTGGAGGTCTTTGGCTAGATTCATCACTCCTCCACCGAGAAAAAGATTTCCCCAGAGTCCACCAACGCCAGGAATCGCCGGGTGAACTTGCCGTCGAGCCCACGTACGTCACGCGCCATGCTGGTGCACGAATAGCTGGGGCTGAAAGCCACGATGGTCCCCGGCGTGAAGCCGAAGTCCGCCGGTACGTCCGGCCCCGACCGCACCACCCGAGCATATTGCAACGTCACCGAGTCGTGCGCGCGTGCGCCATCGTTCGTGGGGTCTTCGCGGTTGGCCGCGGCGACGCCGCGTTGGTACAGCGAGTCCGGCGCGTAGAGCGGCGAGGAGTTGAAGGCGTAGCGCTGCATCGCCGCGTCGTCGCGCTCGACCAAAACCACGTCGCCGCGGGGGAGTAGCTCCCCGTCGCGGATGCGGGCCCAGAGGAACTTCTCCGGAATCGAGAAGCACTCCTGCCCGGCCAACGGGAAGTACGCCGAAATCCCCGCGGTCGAGATTTCCCCGTCGTCGCCCCCGAGGTACACCACGACGCGGTCGCCGGGTTCGAGGCCGGGAGTGGCCGATTCGACGATTTCGACTTCGTGGGAGGTGGGCGACGTCACGAGCCGGTCTTCGAGGAGGATGATTCCCCCCGCCGTCGTGACGCCCTGGGCGACCGTGACCGCGTGCCCGGCGGCGTCGCGGCCCTCGGCGGTGGCCTTCGAGGCATGGGGGTCCCTACAAATGCAGAACCCGTTGCGGCAGTAAATCCGCATCACCCGTAACCACCCGAGTTGGCCTTGTCGAACACGTCCTGTGGGGTCATCTTTTTCTTCTTACCGGCCTTTTTCTTGGCCTTTTTCTTGCCGGCCTTGGACATCGCGATAGCGACGGCTTGCTTCTGCGGCCGGCCGGCGCGCACCTCGGTGGCGATGTTGGAGGAGATGGTTTTCTTGGATGAACCGGTTTTTAGGGGCATAGAACTCCTTAGCCGTTGGAACGCGCGGCGAGCCATTCGTCGCGTGAGAGCCTTCGTACTTTAGCACCACTCGCGCCGGATGCACGTTCCGGCGAACGCTCGCGCTTCGCTTTGGCCGGCGCGGGGGTGGTCTCCACCCCGAACAACTTCGCCCGGCGGTCGAACTCCTCGCGTTCTTTTCGGACCACCCGCGCGACGGCCTGGGTTATCGAGAGCTTCGGTTCGCCTAGGTCCGGGTCTACCGACTCGCGGAGCACCTCCGCCACGCGAGCTTCCCACCCGTCTAATCGTCGCACGACCGAATCCTCGGGGACTTCGTCGCGAAGGGTCTCGTAGAACGCCTTATCAGCGGCCTCGGCGCGGGCGCGCTGCGCGGTGGTGAGCTCCGCTTCACGCTCCGCGAGGCGGGTTTGCAACACCGGTACCCGGGGGTCGTGCGCGCCGCGGGCACGGATGGCGTCCGTCCAGGCTTGGTCGGCGGTCTTCCCGGTGAGGAGTTCCACCAGCGCGAATAGCTGCGCAGGGTCGGTGTGGGCGGCTTCCACGAGCTGCGACACCGGCGACCACCGTTGCACGATGGCCTCAGCCTTCGCTGTTACGGAATCCCGCTCGGCCTTGATTTTCGCCTCTCGGCGCTTGCCGGCGGCCCACTTCGGGGTCTTTTCGTCGTACAACGCCGGGTCCTCACCGAGCAGCTCCGCCAGCGTGTCGAGGTCTCCGTCCCGGAGGGCGGCCTTGACGGACTCCAGGTCCGGGCCATCGGTCGAAGGGGTTTTCGCATCGGGGGGCGAAGCCGGCGACGGGTCGGCCGGTTCGGGCGCCTCCGGCGCGCGTTTCGCGAACTTTCCCTTCTCGTCTCGTTCCGCTAAAGGGGTCTCCGCGTCCGCCTCCGGGGCGGCGGTGTGCGCGGACGACGGGGCGTCGGGGACTTTGGCGAGGAAGGCGTCGAACGTGGCTTTGGTTTCTGCGCGGGTTTCTTCAGCGGGCATTAGTGGGGCGGTCCTTTGATGGCCAGCGTGGGCCATAGGTTTAGAAATTCTAGCACTGTTTTCGTACTCTTGCGAGAATTGCAGCTTCGACACGCCATCACCAAATTGTCGGCGGAATTCGCACCGCCGCGGATTAGGGGTGTGCAGTGCTCTAGGTCGGTAGCTGTAGGTTTCAGACAGTAGCAGCAGAAGCCGCCATCTCGTTCTCGTGTCTCTAAAACATCTAGGGCGGATATACGGCCCGCTCTGGCCCGACGGCGGTGCCTATGAGCCTTATCGGCGGCCTTCGCTTTTTCAGGGTTCGACTCTCGCCATCTGCGCGCATACAACGCCTTAAGCCCTGAGACTTTGGCGCGTTCAAACCATTGCCTGTGATAATCGGGATTGGCGGCCCGCCAGGCCCTAGAAGCCTGAAGCCGACGCTGTCGTTGCTCTTCCGTCATCGTCCCATTATAGCAGGTGGCGCAGCTCCGGCCACCCCCGGGGGCATAGCCGGGCCGGGTTGTGGAAGTGCGCCTGGGTTTAGCCCCGGTGCCATCAACCCACTCGCCCCGGCGTTCATGCCGGCCGAGCCCTGCATTGGTTGTGACATGCCTAGTGGTGCTTGCGGCGCTTGTGGGGGGTTCACCTGGGCGGACATTAGCTCAGAGAGTTCCGCAATAAAATCCAGGAAGTACTGTAGTCTTTCTACCGGCACTTCATTAACCTCAGCCTCCATAAGGGCGTCCACGACCTGTACTAAAGCGTCTGCCAAACGCAACCAGGGTCGAGGGCCGTTATAGAAGTCGGGGTCGTTGGTCTCCGCATCGGAGGCCATGAGCCACTTATCGATTTGCACGGCCACCCAGCGGCGTTGAGTCTTGATGACCCGCGTCTCGCCGGGGACGTCGTAATTCTCGACGCAAGCCATGTACGCCTCGAACGGGATGGCGCCTTTCTCCAGCAGCTCCTCGGCGTACTGGACGCGCTCCTCGGGGGTGTTCTTGCGTTCGGAGATAGGCTTCACTTGGACTTGGAGTGATTCGAGGTCCAGGTCCAAGATGTCCTTAGCCTCAATTTCCTTCGAGAAAAGCTCCCCGGTCCACTTACGTTTGAAAGCGCGATTGTCCTCGAAAAGCTTCCGCTGGGCCTTCAGCATGTGCCGCGCGATATCGACCGCGACCCACTGGACGTACGCCCGGTGCAACGACGCGAACCGGTCGTCGAATCTCCCGGCGACCTCGCGCTGGGCGACGGCGGACGGGAGCCCCGGCTCGCCCTTGGCGGCGGTGTGCATCTGGTCGATGCCGAGCGTTTCCGCGATACCGCGTTCGTGCTCGTGGAGCAGGTCCAGGTCAATCCGGTTGAACGGCGCGGGATTCTCGACTTGCGGGCGGTAGTTGCCCTTGACGCGGACGACCTTGATAGTGTCCACCCCAGTAATATCGTTGATGTCTACGAGCTGTTTCTCGTCGACGTAATGGACTTGCTGCGCGTTGTCCATGTGCGCTTCGTCGCACCGGAAAAGGATTTCGTTGACTTTCAGGATTTCATCGTAGACTTGCTCCATGAGCGGCGTCGACCACAGCCCCGCGAGGGTGGGGGAGGTGTGCAGAAACGCGAACGGGGGTTCATCGGACTCCCACGGCTCGTCTAGCAACACGGTCCCGGAGCGCAGCGCGACGATATGTCGGCCGTCGGTGTCGCCGATTTTGACCGCCCACGCCTCCCACACCGGCACGAGCTCCGCGCGCTTCGAACGGCCGGTGTACGTGAGCCCGCCGCGGTCGCGGCGCGACTCCACCGACCGGGCGATTTCCTCGGCGTGCTTCGGGTAGGCGTGCTGCAACCGCGCCGGGGGCCACCACGTCACCTCCCCATAAGTGCGGGGGTAGCCGTAGGAAAGCTCGGTGTCGTCGAGGAACATGTCCAGAGTGTCGTGTAGCTCCACAACCACTCGGTTCTCCTCGGGCCACGGGTAAATCTTCGCCGCGACCGTCCCCGTCGCACCGAGCGCGATGCGTAGGCCGTGCGTGGTCAGGGCATGCACGTTGGGGTACTGCGGGCCCTGACGCATCCCGTACTCGGCTTCGAGTAGGCGGGAATTGAGCGTGACCTTGCGCTTCAGCGCCCAGTCCCCGTCCGTGACCATCAACGCGGGCTGGGGCTTATCGTTGGCGCCGATTTTGGAGACCGCGGTCTCCACGTACATGAATGCTTTGTTACGGACTAGGGGAATGTAGTCGGGTGTACCCGCGCGTACGTCGCGCCAACTAAAGCGCGCATCTTGTGCGAAAGGTGTGTCTAAATTCCGCCCATGGTACATTCCAGTTAGCCTGCGTGCCCTGGCCCTCCTCCACATGTAGTCTTTTGCGTACTGTTCCTCCAGAGCTACTACAGCGCGGGCGGCCTCCGTCGGGTCCGAGAGTTCCCACCAGGACTGATTGAACGGTAATTCCACCCCCCTATTCTAGCATCGGCTGGTCGTTCCGGCCAGCAAGTACGCCCTCGCCCGGTCAAGAGCCTCGATAGAATCTCCCAAGGCACCTAGGTGTAAGTTGCACGACCGGCAAAGCCACCCCCGGTGTTTACCCGTAGCATGGTCATGGTCCCATACCAGTGGTTTCATTTTAAGGCATATCGGACATTCGCCGTGCCTTTTCTCTGCTGTCACGTCCGCCATGCCCTGGCGTCGCCGCTGAGTCATTAGATGGTGTGCTTTCACCTTATCCGGATTGGCTGCGCGCCAGGCCTTGTTGTAGTCTGGATTGGCTAATCGCCACTTCCGGCTAGCCAATCGGCGTTTCTCGGGGTCTCTGGCCATGGTATACTAAACCGTAATGCTAGCGCCTCTGACGCGATTACTCAAGACTCCCGATTGCCGCCGCATCCTCACCGCACCCCAGCTTGCGTTTCTTGCTAGCCCCGCGAAGCTCCGGACGTGCTGCTCCGGGCGCAGGTCCGGCAAGTCATTCGCGGCCACGATTTGGCTAGTGGAGGAGTGGGCCACCCGCCCCGGCCAGTCCTCGGCGTACATCGCGCTATCCCAAGAACACTCGGTGAAAATCGCGTGGGATAACGTGCGGTTGCTGAACGACAAGTTCGGCTGGGGGGCGGTGTACAACGGCACCGACTCGACGTGGACGTGGCCTAATGGGTTCGTGCTCTACCACCTAGGCTGCAAAGACCGGCGTTCGGCCAATCAAATCCGAGGCGTGCCCAAGGCCCACCGATTCGTCATTGACGAAGCAGGCCAAATCCCCGACGCGCTGCTGGAGTACCTGGTGGTGGACGTAATCGAACCCACCCTAGCCGACACCGACGGGTCAGTGTGCATCACCGGCACCCCGGCGGACACGGGGGTGGGATTTTTCGAAGACTCGATGGCTCGATGTGAGGAGCTCGGCGCGCATTTCTGTTGGACGGCGGCCTCCAACCCCCACCTAGCCATCCCCGGTGCTCAGTTCATCGCGGACGCGCTCGCCAAACGGTTCGGCGGAAACGCCGCGAACGCCACATTCCGCCGGGAGTACCTCGGCCATCGCGTTCAAGAGGAGGGCGTGCTGATTTACCGCACCCCGCCCCTGCCCGAGTTCTACGAGCCGACGCCGTCGGATAGGAATTACACCACCCTCGGCATCGACCTAGGGTGGCGTGACGGCGCGGGGTTCGTGGTACTGCGGTCTCGCGACCCGGAGCCGGGGTTGCACGTCGTGGAGGCGTACCGCGAAGTCGAGCTCCAAGTCCCGCGCATCGCGGCTATCGCGGAGCGGATGCGCTCGGAACACGGGGTGTCGGAAATATTCGTGGACGCGGCCGGCGGCGGCGGGCGGACGATATGCGAAACCCTAGCCGGGTCATACGGGTTGCCGTGCACCCCGGCGGACAAACGCGCACGGCGGATGCGCATAGAACAAGTCCGAGGGGCGCTCGACGGGCGGACGTTGCGCGGGACAGACGGCCGGTGTCAGCAGCTCCTCGAAGAGTGGCGCGGGCTCCCGTGGAACCTGGATAAAGACGACCACCGCGAAGGCTACGTGGACGAATGCACGGATGCGCTGCAATACGCCATGCAAGGCTCAGCGTTCACGTTCACCACGTCGTGGGCGGTCGAGCCGACCGCCGAAGAGGTCTACCGGCGGCGCGTTGAAGAACGCCAACGCGCCGCTCGGTCGAAGGCTAGAGCGGGAAGGCGTTAGCGCTTCCCCGCGCGGAGCTGGGTTATGGTGGCTTCGAGTGGGAATATCTGGCTATCGAAGTAGAAACGCTTCAGACCATCGACGTGGATATACCGATGGCCAAAGTCGTCGCTACTAATGGGCCTGTTGTTGACCATGCCACCCCCGGCGTCCTCGGCGTCCTCGGCGTCCTCGGCGTCCTCGGCGTCCTCGGCGTCCTCGGCGTCCTCGGCGTCCAGCGCGCGGACCGCAGCGACCATCTCATCCCAAGCCTGCTTACCTTTCACAACGTGTGCACAGTGTTCGATGCACGCCTTCGCGGCCGCGACCACCCGCTCGGTTGGGGTGAGTTCACACGCGGCGCGCAGCGCGGCGATGAACCCTTCGAGGGACTCCCCGACGCGCGTGTCAATTAGGTTGACCACGGGCCCTAAGCCATGGCCGACCGAAATACCCGAACGGAAGTCTTCGACTCGATAGAAACACGTATCCCCGTACTGACCGATTTTCTCGTATGCCATTGTGATGGCTCCTTTCTTACGCGGAGTACACGACCCCGTCTACGACGCAGCGCCCGCCCACTATGGGCACGGCCTGCAGGAAAAATTCACCTGACGCAAGGAAGTGTGCCACACCTAGTCCGAGTTGCCAGTCCCTTCGCACTAAATCGCGATGACGATAGTCGATTGCCTCGGCGTCGCCCAGCCAGCCTAGTGACGCGCCCACATGACGTTTCCCGGTTTGGGTACCTTGATAGACCACCTGCAACCGGTGGGTGTGTCCTATGACGATATTGGCTCCGGTGTCGATGAGCGATTGTCGCGCGGCGTTTACACCGCATCGGCCTACGTCGTGCGTCAAACGCATCTCCCCGAAAACCAGGGATTCCTTATACGGTCGGACTTGCCACCCGCGGCGGTCTAGTTTCAGCATCTCGCGCCAGTCGATGAATGGGCGGAGTTCCGGGGCGAGGCGTTGGCAGTACAAATCGATACGATTTTCGTGATTTCCGGCTAGAATCCAGCGATTACCCCGCGCGCAACCGCCTCGCCGAAGGGCTTTATCGAGCTCGTCTAACGCGATGTTGCAGCCCGCTACCTCTTGGTCTAGCGGCAACGTCTTCTTAGGGTCGTGGGGGTGCGACGATACCGAATCCCACGACCCGAAGTCGCCGAGTTGCACGCACCCATCCGGCCGCCACCCACGGGCCACCGCTAGTGCACACGACCAGGCCCGTCGGTCGTGGTAGGGCGCGTGCACATCGGGCAATATGAGCAACTTGAAGGTGTCAGCCGGCACGGAAAACCTCTTTCTGCTCGGGCGTCAGCCTAGCCCAAGCCATCGCTATCCCGCACGCTTCCAGGCAATCCGCCTGGTGGGTCTTGGGGAGGTCCTCCACCCACTGCCCCAGCGTCGGCCGGAGCCGCGCCAGCACCACCGGCTTCGAGAGCCGCGTAGCACCGGGCCACAACACCCGGCGCCACGCATCGGCGCCTATTCGGTACTTCCGTTTCGCGGGCCATCGCAAGAACAACTCCATAGCCGTGCGTACGAGGGTGATTTGAGACTTCGCGGACACGCGAGTGCGTTTGCCGGCGCGGTAGATATGGCCTCGGATGAATTGGTCTTCTATCACCAGCTCGTCTAGGTCGAGGGGCGTCACTTCGGCGGGGTCGTAGGTGACGTACTGGATGTCCCCGGCATAGATATAGCAGAAACCCGGTTTGGCTCCGGGGTCTATGGCGAGCACTTTCATATGCGCCGCCTAGCACACTCCAAACCTATTAGCTCAGCTTGGTCACGTTCGGTCAGTTTTGGAGGCTCTGCAGAGTTCCCATATCCCAGCTGTAGACTGCGCATCTTCCGTAATATGGCACGCTCCAATGCGCGCCGGTCGGCCAATCTCATGTGTTTGCGTTTCACGAACCCACCCCCAGCCTATCCGCCATAGCCAAGAACGCCCACTCGGCCTCGTCTGGCGTGTGCTCTATGCACCGCGCAGCGAACGGCGCGCGGTCGCCTTCGCCTCCGAGTAGCAACTCCCGCGGGTATCCGACGAACAAGTCCCGCGCTTCCGAGAGACGCGCACGTAGGTCGGCGTCTTTGATGGCCGGCTTGCTCAAGAACCGCACGTCGAACCGGGCTTCGATGCAGAGTGACCAAGCGCGTTCGGCTGCGCAAAACGCCGACATATATCGCTTCAGCCCCGATACCATGTCCCCCAAGTACGCCTCCGCGGCATCGTGGAGCAGCGCCGCGCGTTGGAGCTCGCGGGAGTCGGTTACGATGTTCGCAGCCACATACACCGAGTGCGACGCGACGGAGTAGAATCGGTCCACCGCCCCTCCGAAGCGACACACGCGCGCGAGGTGATGCGCGATATCCTCCAAACACACGTCCTCGGGGTTAGGGTTTAGGAGGTCCACCATTCGCCCGGAGTGGGTACGGAACGGTGCTTGTAGCGCGGTCACGACGCCTTCTCCTTCGCACCGGTCAGGCGCGACCAGCCCGAAGACAACATCGAGTCCATAGGGTGTCGGGTGGAGGCCGGTTCCGCCGCGCGGGCGAGCGCGTCCACGATGGCGGGCACCGGCGCGGGGCGGTCATCAAGGTCGGTGCGGTTTCGCCTCGCGAAGACCACGAGGAACAACACGTTGCACCAGAAGTGGGATTCGTGGGCAAGGCCCGACTCGGAGTCGATACGCTCCCCGCGGTGGAGCGCTTCCGCGTGGCGACACGCGGCCGCGAACACGCGCGAGTAGGGGATGCCGGCCTCCCACCCACGCGGTGGGTATTTGGTCGCGCCGAACGCGAGCACGGTCGCGACCCCAGCGAGCTCGACGCGGGGGACGCAGTCTAGGTTGGCCATCGAAAACGGCGCGCCCACCCACCATTTCTGGAGGGCGTCGTACATAGTCCCCACCGGCACGCGCCCTTCGAAGGGGGTGAACTCTTGCCACGGTAGGAGGTCCATCCGGGGCTTGCCGGCGTCGCGCTTCAGGTTTTGGTCGTTCTCAGACATTGGTGTCCTCCCACATGAGTAAGTCCCCGTTAGGGGCGCGAATTTCTTTGGCTCGCTTAGACCATCGGGACATGGCCTTCGCTTCCGGGATACAGCTTAACACGTCCGGCATCACTCGTCGCGCGGTCGCGAGCAGAACCTCGCGAATCGTCCGGTCGGCCTCCGCGAGGCGGGCTATCGGGACTTCGAGCAGCCATTCGTCATGAATGTGCGCAATCATCCGACAATCTCGCAGTCTCCCCGTCCGGAGGTACATCTCCTCCGTGAGCGCGATGGTGCCTTCTGAGCACACGAACGCGCCGAGTTCTTGGAAGGGGTTGTTCGCGGCCGCACAGTACCACACCCCGCGCCGCCACACCCCGAATCCGGGAAGGTAACAATCGAACGTGCCGTCGGCTTTCTCAGTGGACTTGACGTAGTCCAACCACGCGGTTTGTGCGGGGGATTCTTCCCTCCACACCCGCCCCGACTCCACGGCTTGGGCAACAGTGAGCGGGACTTTGTACTGGGTCTTACAATACCGCGCGAACTTCTCGGGGTTGGCCATCCCACCCTGACGGCCGAAGTTGTTGCCCTTGCCGGCCTGGCGCCACCAGTAACACTCCTTATCCCCCGTCTTCAATCGGCGACGGAACTCGTCGTACTCCAGACCCATCATGCGCGCGCCGATACGGGAATGCATGTCCACGCCTGAGTTCAAATCATCCACCATCTCCCGGCGGCCGAGTTGGTTGTAGACGTTCTGCGCGAACGACGCGAGCTCCAACCCGGCCATATCCGTGGACACGATGGCGAACCCCGGCGGAGCTACCACACACTCGCGAATCAGCGGGACGTTGGTGCCCGGCTTCGCGTCTAGCCCGGTGCGCCAGTTCTGCAACGCGGGTTTGGCCGCGGACGTGCGGAGGGTGTCAGTGATATCGTACTTGGTGTGGATGAGCCCGCCACCGTTCCGCAGCATGGGCAACGTCGAGGTCTCGACGGTCGACCACTCGCCGTACGACGCAAACGCCACCAGGTCCGCATCCCCGGATTCACGGAGAGTCTCCGCCGCGATAGACACCGAGGGTTGCCACGGCTTCCGCGGAGGCAATCCCGCCGCTGCCCTCTCGCGGGCTTTCTTCGCCGAGGCGCGGACTTGGGAGGTGGTCTGCTGAGTCATCGGCGGATGACCATCGTAGGCCTCAAAGACTTTGGCCCGGAGGAGTTTCTGGTTCTTCACCCACCCCATCGTCCGCTGGCCACCGCGAGTGCATGCGCGCCATTCCAGAATCCCCGCCTCCGCGGCCGCGGGGGTGAGTCGTTCGAGCTCCGCAGCGGCCGTGGCTTCGAGGGCGTCGGCGGCGCGTTGGTCCACGGGCAACCCCCACACCGCGGAGAGTTGCAAACACACTGACCGGTATGTGAGGCGCTGGAGCGCGGCGAGCGGAACGTCACGCCCGAACCTACGGAGCTGACGCTGGAACAACCGCGCCACCACGCAATCCCCAAGCGCGTACGAGAGGTGTGGCTCGGGTATTTCCTCCGCGTCGAGGAATTGGCCGAACTCGGTGGCAAGTCCCGCATCTTTCAAGGCCGGCGCAGGAATACCGTGGGCTTCGCACACCGCCCCGAGCTTCCCGTCGCCACGCGGGCAAAACCCGGCAACCTCTCCGAGGCGCTGGTACACGTACGTGCACAGCACCCGACCCGCGCGGAGAGCCGCGAATACCTCCTCGGTCAATCCCTCGCGACACCATACCGCCGCGTCGTACGCGGCATGGTGGAGTACGAGCGTCGTCTCGGGGTCTACGAGGTGCTCGCGGATGACCGCGACCGCGCCGCTCCGGCGGGTTACGAGGCGGGGCTCTTCGCCGACCACGGCGTACTGGTAGGTGACTAACGCCGGGGCCTGGTTACCTGGGGAGAATGGAACGGTCTCGGAGTCACAACCCAGATATCGCACGCGCCACCTTCCGGGCTAGCTCGATAGCGGACCGCACGTCTGCGAGCGCCCGGTGGGCGGGGTCGCCGGGGGGGATGGTGTGCCCGAGGTCCTCGGCGAACCGCTTCAATCCTGACGCGCAGAACGTGCGATGGTTGAAATACGCCCGCGCTCGCGGGCAGTGCACCGCCAACCACGCCGCATCGAAGTGCGGCGACGACCCGGCTATCGGTTCGCGGCCTGGAGCGGGGTTGCCGTAGTACCGCAAGAACCCGAGCAGCGCGTTTTCGGCGTCGGTGAGAGACACCCCGCGCTCAGCCACGTCGACGAGCAGCCCGTTGGCGGTGTGCATCTCCCGCACGCGCGGGTCGAGCTCGTCCAGCCATCGCGTCCCGTAAGGACGCACGACCCACGTCTTCGACGCGACCTCTACGTACCCCGGTGCGGTGGGTTCCGTAGCCACGACCGCGATTTCGAGTATTTCACCGGCTAGGAGTTCTAGGCCGGTGGTTTCCAGGTCCACCCAAATTCGGCACGGCACGGCCTTACGCCCCCCACCCTAGCCGGCGAACCGCGTCTCGGATGGCCAGGGCGTGCTCCGCGTCGGCGTAGGCGTAGGCGGCGTCGGCGTAGGCGTAGGCGGCGTCGGCGTAGGCGTAGGCGGCGTACTCCTTCGCTCGACGCGCAGACCACGCAGCCCACTCTACGAGCTCCGTCCGCGGTAGCAGCCCCGCCACCACTCGCCGCGCGTCGCTGGGCGGAAGGGACAACAGCACGGGGAGTACGCCCTCGGTGGAAGCGCGGTCGAGGAGGGTTTGGAGCCGCGCGTCGTCGTAACACAATTCCAGCACCGACGTACGCAAGTAGGCGAGGGTTAGCTTCTGGTTCATGGTTTTAGTCTCCTCTTTCTATTCAAGGTCTACTTGGCCCCGCTCCGCGCGCCGAAGGTTGCTAGGCCGGCTCTAGTCCGGGACTCCGACGCGCAGAAGGGGGCCCCGTAGGACCATCCCCGCGCGTCGGTCTTTTCACTGATGACCACAGAAGCACTAAAGGCTCGTCCACCGCGTGATATCGACGCGCGGGTTCGGGGTTATTCGGGCACCAGCTCGAACGCCAACTCGTGGATTTTCTTGCCCGTGCGGGTGGTCTTCACGTACTGGTTGCGAAGACGCATCTTGATGCCGAGCGGTTCGACCTCCTGGTGGAGCTGCAACAACACCGGCGCGGCCTTGAAGTCGTCCGAGTTAGCAACGCCCGCGATGGCAGCCGCGAACGCGCGGCGGGACTGGAGCATCTTGGTGATGACGAACTCGGGCACGACCTTGGACTTGTCAAAGAACGCGAGCGCGTAGGTCTTGTTCGGTTGGACTTCGCGCGGCGCCGAGGATTCGCGCACAGTGAGCTTGACGAACACGCCTTGATTATCGAAGTTTTTTCTTGCGCGTACCTCTTGTATCTCGACCAAAGCATCGAACTCCAGGTCATACGGGAGAAAATCATCCAGGCCCTGGCTAAGCAGTTCCCGGTCATCCGATGCGGCCAACACCGAGGCATCGTCCTTGGAAATCTTGGTGGTTACGATTGATGTGCTCATTGTGCTTCTTTCTTTAGATACGCCAGTGCGCGTTCCAGGCCGGCTACCGTATCACCTAGCCGGCCTAGGGCCGTATTGCATCCTGGGCACAGCCACCCACGTATTCTACCTGTTGCGTGGTCATGGTCAAGGTTCAACGAACATTCTCGACCACAAATCTCACAAGGGCCATACCGACGTTCGGCCGTTGCACCGATGATACCCGCCTTACGCCGATAGTGCTTCCTGCTGCGCTCGGCCGCCTTCTCCGGATTGGCCAGGCGTTGTGCGGTCGACCGCGCGAGTACTTCGGCCTTGTGTGCCTGATAGTAGGCACGCTGGTACTCCTTACGCCATTCGGCGTTTCTGATGTTCCAGGCTTTCTGGTACTCAGACGTGCTCATACCCGGCCATCGAGTTGCAATATGGGGTTAGGTTTCCCAACTGCTTTAGCACGTTCGATTGCGGTTCGCAACGATTGGCGCGACGCCGCGCAATTCACAACCACTTCCACGGTCACCACCGGAGAAGTTTGGCCCTGACGCGCGGTGCGCCCGATGAGCTGGCGCCACACTTCGGGGTCGGAGGGGGGGTCAAGCACCAGCGAGTGCGCGAAGTGCTGAGCGTTCCAGCCCGCGTGACACGCCTCGATAGACGCCACCACCAACGGCGCGCGGGTTTCGTCTAGGCGCACGCCGTCTTGGTCGATACCACCGGGACCGTGGTGGGGGCACGCGAGTAACGCCGCGACGCGGGCTTGTAACGCGCGCGAGTAGGCCCACACGATGGTGGGCCGGGCGAAGGTCTGTGAGGCGAGAAAGCCTTTTAGGTACTGGTCCTCGGCCCACACCACCTCTTCGCTGCCTTCGGGCTCCGCGGACGCCACCGCCCACCATGCCGCGTACGCCTCAGGTCGCAGCGCGCGGACTTGTGACTCGGTATCCGCGGCGCCCGTCGCGACGACGGATTGCACCACGCGCGACCACGCGCGTCTCGCTTCGAGGTACGCTTCCGACGGGCGCGGCGTCCGCTTAGGCCACCACCCCCACGCGAGGGCCTTCGCGACCCACGACGCCTCCGCGGGGGAGGTTAGCAGGTACCCGTCCGGCAACGACCAATCCGCGGGGAGAGTTAGCGCCGGCTCGCGTTCGATGAGGGATACACGCACGTCGCCGGTATATCCGGGCAAGCCGTCGACCTCCAAGAACACCCCCGGCGTGGCCCCGAGCCGCACCAAGAACGCGCGATAGCTCTCGGGGTCCTCCGAGTACCGCTCCTCCAGCGCCTCCACCCCGAACCGTGTTGGCGGGATGCCCGCCGCCCGCGCGCCGCCGCGGAGAGCCCACGTGAAACCGTGGGCCCAGTCCCGTAGACGGTCGGTCACGAGCGACGCCGAGAACACCCCCACCCGCACGGCGGGGTGGGCTATTAGGTACCGTTCTAGGCGCTTCGCGGCGGAGTTGCGTCCGACGTTCCGCACCTCGTGGAACTCGTCCATCAGTATGTCGGTAGGGGCGAAACGTTCAAAGAAGTCCGCCTGTTCGGCGCGTTGGAGCCAGGTGTAGGAGGCGAACGCGGCTTTAGTCACGGGGGCTACGCGCCCGGCCGGCGCGCAGTGCCGAGCATCCGCGGTTGCCACCCCGTAAGCCTCGAACATCGCCCGAGTTTGCGGGATTACGGCCGCCGGGGCTATCACCAGCGGCCGCGGGCACTCCCGCGCTATCAGCGCAGCGGCATACGACTTCCCAGCGCCGGGAGGAAGCCCGACCACCACCCCGCCGAGGTGTTGGTACGCCTCGGCTGCGGCGAGTTGCCATGCATGCGGGGTGTGAGTCACTCCCCCCACCCGAGTCGACGAACTGCGTCTCTGATGGCGAGGGCGTGCTCGGCGTGCTCGGCGTGCTCGGCGTGGGCGGCGTGGGCGGCGTGGGCGGCGTGGGCGGCGTGGGCGGCG